TGTTTTAAGCATTACCTTTACGAACACACTCGTTCTTCGTTCATCTATGTTCCACCAGAACAATGGGATATGACAGTGTTTCTACCAACAGAACAATTCAAGAAAGCTACCAAAGAGAAAGTTTGGAAAGATAGCAGGAGCAAAGTATAATGGCAGAAGAACTTAATCGCTTTAGCGTAGATACTTTCGTAAGTAAATTCTTACAAGTTGGTTTAATTCAGGGTTCTAATTTTTATGTGAAGTTTACTCCACCAGTCGATGGATTTAGCGATGTAGCTATGTTATGCTCTGCTACAAATCTTCCTGGGAGAAGAATTGCTACATCTGAACAAAGACCTTATGGTTATGGCCAAGTAATAAAAATGCCATATGATGTATTATATGACGAAATCGAATTAACTTTTTATATTGATGCCAGAAACGCTGCAGCGTTACAACTGTTTGATAAGTGGCTTTCCAAAGTTATAAACACTGGTAAGGAATTTCCTAATAATAAACACAGAGTCGCATATAAAGACGACTATACTTGCAAAGATTTAAAGATATATGTAATGAATCAAATGGTCGGCACAGAAAATGCTGCTGATGCTGATTCTTCAAATGAAAGTAATTCTATGGCGGTAATCGAATGCGAGCTAGTAGAAGCATATCCTATACAGATGGGGTTTCCAGTTTCATTAGATTGGGGTAATGGCGACGAGTTTTTGAGAATTAATGTTTCGTTTGCGTACAGAACAACAGAATATAGATTTGGTCAGTTGAGCCTAGAAGCTGTTGATGGTAAATACTATAACACTCGCTCTCCTTATGATACGCCAACCAGAGTCGACCAGGATGCTAAGGATATTTCTGATTTCCTAAACAGCACCGCAAACTTTATTGGTACCATTGCTGATACAGCACAGAAGATTAATGAGTTTAAGACTAATTTAACTATTCTCAAGAGAGCAGATGGTATTCTCAATACCACAAACTCGTTGCTACCATTCCTTGGCAACAACAGAACCGCAATCGACACTATAAATAATGTTAATAAGATTATCTCTGGAACAAGATTTATCAAACAGAACCTGAATAATATTAGAAAATTCCCTTAATTACTGATTGACTGATTGGAGAAATACAATGGCTTTACCCAAAATTAAACAACCTATCTTTGAACTAGAGATTCCATCGTCGGGTCAAAAGATTCGTTATAGACCATTTACCGTAGCTGAAGAAAAGATTCTTCTTATCACAAAAGAAAGTGATGATATAAAAGATACGATAAATGCATACAAAGCAATCGTAAATAACTGTTGCTTGGATAAAATTGATGTTGACAAATTATGTTCATTCGACTTAGAATATTTCTTTCTGAACATTAGATCTAAATCTGTTTCTAATATTGTTGCAGCAAGAGTAAAAGACGAAGACGATGGACAGATATATGAAGTAGAAGTTGATCTTGATAAATTAATGGTATCAAAAATGAAACCAGAAAGATTAATCAAATTAACTGATGATATTTCGGTCTTCATGAACTATCCTACTTTTGATGTTATTGCAAAGATAGGAAAGGTAGACGAAACCACTCAAATGCTGAGAACCATGATTGCTTGCATTGAACAAATCTATCAAGGTGAAGAAGTATTTGAAACATCAGAATATTCGCAAAAAGATATGGAAGAATTCGTTCTTTCTATGGGTGTTAAGGAACTTCAAAAGATTAAAGAGTTTTTCGACGCTATGCCAAAAGTATATGCAGAAGTAAAGTATAAAACAAAAGATGGCGTCGAGAAAATGATTACGCTAGAGGGTATTCAAAGTTTTTTCGATTAATGGTAGGGTATATGTCCCTACCGCATTATTACGAACTTAACTTTGCATTGATGCAGCATCACAAGTATTCTCTTGAAGATATCAATGAGTGGCTACCATTCGAGCGAGATATCTACGTTAATATGTTACTGAAACATTTAGAAAAAGAAAAAGAACAATCAAAGAGAAAATAAATGGCAACCAAACCGCTACCAACAATCGCTACTGATTCACAAGGGCGTCCAGTAAAAGAAGATGAGAAATCAACAGATATTAAAATATCAGTTGACACTCAAAAAGTGCAACTCGCTGTCCTTACAGATCTTCTCGGTGTTGTTAAAAACATAGCAGATAATATGGTTGCTGTGATGCGCTCTCAAGGAATTATGTATGCAGGCATGGACGCTTATCTTGATGTAGCGCGTGTAGAAACCAAGAATAGACTAGCCGAAAAAGAAAAAGAAAAAGAAGCTAAATTAGGCGAAGGCGAGCAAGAAAAAAGTCCGCTTGGGAAATTGTTTGACGAATACTTTGGTAGTCTCAAGAGATTATTGACAATAATTACAGCAGTTCTGGTACCATTTCTATTAGGATTCGTATTAAGTTTTATCGATCTTACCAAACCACTAGATTTATTAAAGGCTGCTCTTATCGGTCTGGCTGCATACATTGGTGGTAAGTTTCTACTGCTATTGGCGAAAAATTGGATTAAGAACATGTTCTTAGGTCCAAAAACAATCATGGCTCCTGGTTCTACTATAATCGCAACTCAAGGAATTGGCGGAGTCGCAGGTAAAGGTAAAAAAGGTATTCCTAAAGGAGTCGGGACAACCATTGGTACTGGAGTCGCAACTACTGAAGTGGCTGCTGGTGGCGGTATGCTTGCTAGATTTGGTAAAGGACTTTTGGGATTGGTGAAAACTGTTGGTAAACTGTCTGGAATCCTTGCGCTTGTTATGGGTGCTATCGAAGGTCTATTCGGTGGTATTACTGGAGCAATCGAAGGATTCGAAAAAGGTGGCATTGTCGGGGGATTTAGAGGTCTTTTAGCAGGAGTCACCACTGGTTTTATTAATGGCTTATTAGGAATCTTCGTAGATATAGGACAATTTCTTCTTTCTGGTCTTTTAGATTTGATTGGACTTGAAGATGCAGCGAAGATAGTTGAAGAGTTTAATTTTAAAGAATTCTTAGACAAATATGTCGGGTTCTTAAATCCAATCGTAGGATTTATTGATTTATTTGATGAAACTAGTGTAATTAGAAAAAACTTCGACAAAGCACTTGATAATGTTAGCAATGTCGGTGATTTTGTTTCTAACATCTGGGAAGACATCACAAAAGCGATTCGCGAAGTTTTAATAAAGCTGGCGGGAGCTGTTCCGTTTGGTAACACTCTATTAAGCTGGTTAGGAATAAAAAAACCATCTGGTCCAAAGCCAGTAGACGAAGAAAAAGCAATAGGTTCAGCACAAGAACAATTAAAGAAAGGTGGGCGCGAAGATATAGCAGAAAAATTGGAAGGTGTAACCACCGTAAAAGAAGCCAAAAAAATTATAACAGATGCAGGATATAGTGAAAGCCTAGCATCAGAATTACTTGGCGTACCACAAGCATCTGCAGTACCAAAAGCAGTACCAGCTCCAGCCGCAAACAGAGCAGAAGAACTTAACAGAAAAACTGAAGAAGCAAAAGCCAAACCACCAGCGGCACCTGCACCAGCTGTAAACAATACAACAGTTGTAAATGCACCAAATAATATTCGATCAACCACTAATATGAATCAAGCACCACACGCAGAACGAGCTGGTCTCGGCAGTAGAGGAAATGCTGGGTTCAGTGGATTCAGTAAAGCATATACCTAAAGAAAAGGGAGCCGAAGCTCCCTTTCTTTTAACCAGCTAATTTTCGGAAGAAATCCAAATCATCATCTTCATCAGAAGCTGGAGTATCTGCTACTGGAGCAGATTGCGCTTCAGCGACTTTCGCGCGAGGAACGTACTCGGCGACTTCTTCATCAGTGTCAGCAGCAGTTGCACCAGCAACACCACCAGCACCTAGAACGCGGTCAAGCTGTGCTTTCAGCTCATCATACGACTTGAAGTTCGACGGATCGACGATTTTCTTCAAGCTGTGTTCAGAAGCCCAGACAGATTCTAGCTTCGCGTCATCATCAAGCAACGGACTCTTCGGATCGAACTGCGACTGATCGTAGTTGCGATAGCCAGCAACTTGACGAATCTTCAGACGGAAGTTTGCGCCTTCCCACAAATCAAATGGGTTGACTGCTTCGTCGCCTTCAAACTCAGGATACATTACAGCCTGAATCTTATCCCAGATCTTCTTGCCGAACTTGTACAAGAATACCTTGCCATCATTTTCAGGATGGGCTGGATCTTTTACAATATAGACGTTGGCGATATAGGACAAGCGACGCTTTTGCTTACGAGCCTGTTGGCGATTAGGATGTTCATCATCCTTAGTTGAATTCCAGAGTTGCGAATTGAGTTCGCTTACTGGGTCTTTGCCACCGATAGTGGTCAGAGAGTTTTCGATATACCACTTACCAGTCGGACCTTGGAAACCATGGTCAAACATTTGTACGAAAGGTACATCTTCACCTTGCGGTGCAGGTAGGAAACGGATTACAGCGAAACCATTACCAGCTTTATCTACTTCAGGCTTCCAGTAGTTGGAGTCATCCTTAGCGTAGGTTTTCTTTTCATTCAACTTCTCAAGCTGTTCGGTCAGCTTGCTGAATGAATCTTGGCGACTGCGTTTTAATTGTTCGAACGATTGTGTCATAAGTATGTTCCTTGTATTGACGGTGTATTAACGGTTTCACATGTTCATAATATAGTTGACTATTTATATGTCAAATCGACTATCAATTATCTCTTTCATCTTAGCT